TTGCTATTACTAATTCAGGAACAACTTTAGCAGATCATACAAGGAGAATAGGATGAGTTTAGCAGAATACTACAGGACAACAACAAATGAAGTTGTTATGGTTGATACGGATTCATATGCTATATGGGTACAAACAGGAAACAATAAAGTAAATATCCATTATCCAATTACTACCGATCCGTTGCCTACTCCTTCGGCAACTCAAGTTGTAGAATCCCATATTGAATTAGATCATCCAAACAAAGTAGCATATCGTAGACACACCCTAAGAAATAAAACAGCAGATGAACTACGAATAACATGGACAGCATACGAGTTCTTAAACCGCTTTACTGGTATAGAACGAGAAGCAATCCGTACCGAAGCAAAGACTAACCCCAATGTCGCAGACTTCCTAATGCTTGCTACAGCGGCACAGGTAATCATTTCGGATGATCCTATAACTGTTGCAGGTATGGGATACCTAGTCTCCATTGGATTGATTACTGAACAGAGAAAGAATCAGATCCTAGATGGTAGCCTATAAAGACATCATACTCCGTGTAGATTTCTTTGATTTCAAAGACATGATGTCCAAGTATATGGACATGCTGTTTGACTTTCCCGAATGTCATGTTGGTCTATGTTATGGTACGGATTATCTTTTACCTTCCCGTCCAAATAAGATAAAAGTCCGTGACTCGGCTGTCATTTATCATTCACAGAAACCAGTTAGAAGTATCATTCTGTTGGGTAAAGAACAAGAAGATAACAAGAACTGGCTAAAGAAATATCATGGAACATATCTTGACCATCCAAAGAACTTATTCTTTGTGACACATGCCAACATGTTTAGAGATATGGGATTCAAACTGTATGTACCAAAGACAAAGAATTGTATTGAGATTATTGGAGATACAATATCCCAAGTAGGAATACAAACAAGTAAACGAACTCCTCATATGTTCTATCAAGAACTTGAGAACCATCCAATGAGAGTAGGATAATGAATAAAGACATACCATACGCAAGTAAAGAACTAGTTGAATACTTGAAGGCAACATTCAAGATGCCTACTTATACATTAGACAAAGACATTAGAAAGTTGGATTTCATATCTGGTCAACTTTCTATTATTGAATTTCTAGAAAAGATAAATATTAACCAGATAGGAAAGTAAAGGAACACTATGGGTAAATCAGGAGGCATCCCCAGCGGTCCTTCCCAAGCCGATATAGACGCATCAGCAAAAGCAGAAAAGAATAGAGTTGCCTTTGAAAAGGAACTACTGGACTATTATACCAATGTCGGTACTGGTGAAGTTGCTACTCGCAACCGTCTTGAACAGCGTCAGGCTTCTCTTGAATCCAATGGTGGTCCAGAGATGCCTCCCATATCGTCTTTGTTTATTCCCGAAAGATTCCAGAGTGCTGTTGCCGCAGGTATGACTGAAGCAGAACGACGCAATGCACCATGGTTAACAGCGACTAATCTTGGTTTCTATGGACAGCAAGCAGCAAATCAGGCATATCAAAGTGGATTGAATGAACAAATATTCAATATGATAAAGACAGGTGATGCAGGATATCAAGCACAGCAATCCATACAATCACAACTTGATGCTCTTTCTGCTCAAGGCGTATCAAGAACTAATGCAACATATGTGGAACTACAGAATATACAGAAAAGTCTTGGAACACAGCAAGCAAAGTTTAAAGATGCAACAAAGAATTTGACTCTAACGGATATCCGTCAAGGCGATTGGCTTGCTAATCCTGCATTCAAAGACATAGCAAATATCGCTAAAGGATATGTTGGAGCACAAGAAGGTGGATTGACAAGTACACAATCTAGAAATGTTGCAATAGCAGGAGCCACCGGACTTATGTCTGGAATGCCAACACAACAGCAAATCCAAAGTACCACACAACGAACAGATTCAGCAAAGAGACTGTACGACAGACAAGTTGCTGAAGCAAAGAAATACGGTGGTTCAGTATACAATCCAACTACCATGAAATACGAAAGGTATTGATAACAAATGGAATATAAGCACTCTAATAACAAATCAAGCATAGAGCGACAGTTCCAGAAGTTGGATGCCAGACGAACTAATAAGTTGACCCGAGCCAGAGATTGTGCAAGACTTACCGTGCCTACTCTTTTCCCCCGTGAAGGCTTCACAGAATCGCTAGACCTACCTGATCTATTCTCATCCATGCCTGCAAGAGGAGTTATGTCTCTTGCTTCACGCATCGTATCGGCAATGTATCCTTTGAACCAGATGCCGTTCTTCTCCTTTGAACTTGACAATCAATATGTACCTCAAGGTCAGGACTTGCGTGAAACCGTATCAGCCTTGTCTCGTCTAGACAAGAAGATTATGAACAAGTTGTCCCATAGTAATCTGCGTCAGGAACTATTCGTCCTGATGCAACACCTGATTGTCATGGGTGATGCCCTATTTGAGATTCAAGACAACTACAGTTTCCGTGTTCATCGTGTAGACCATTATGTCATTCAGCGTTATCCAGATGGAAAGATAAAGAAGATTATTCTTCGTGAATGGGTAGATCCAGATACACTTCCCGAGAAGTGGGAATACATGCTTGATGTTGTAAAGAATGAATATCAAGATAAAGATATCAAAGAAGATGAACCGTATAAGCCTGATTATGACCCATTCGTACAGACATACAACCAATCTTATGCACCTACCAAGGCACACAAACCATTCTTTACCATGGTTGAATGGGATGAAGATAAGAAAGTATGGGAATGCTATAAGGAATATTGTGGATACATCGTGGATGAAGGTAAGTTTACCGTGTGTCCATACATTCCACAGTCATGGTCTCGTATCGCAGGAGAAGATTATGGACGCTCACTTGTAGAAGAACACATCGGAGACATTCGTACTCTTGAAGCATTGACCAAATCCATAGTTGAAGCGGCTATGGCAAACTCTGAACACCGTATCGGTATTGATCCTACAGGCATTACTGAAGTTCAGGATTTGATTGACACCGCAAATGGAGACTTTGTACCGGCTAGACAGTCAGACATATTCTCCATTCAGTTGCTTCGTCAGGTTGACCTTGGACCGATGATTGGCATTCGTGAACAAATCTCCCAACAGTTGGGTAGAGTGTTCCTGCTTCAATCATCCATTCAACGACAAGCAGAGCGTGTTACCGCTACAGAAATTCGTTTGATGGCTGAAGAACTTGACCAGTCATTGGGTGGAGTGTTCTCTGGTATTGCACAAGCCATTCAGATCCCAATCATCAAGCGAACCGTAATCCTGATGGCAAAGGATAAATTGCTGCCAACTGATATTGTCAAGTTGATTCAGGATGAAGGATTGCTTTCCCTCAAGGTTCGTACAGGTCTAGAAGCCTTGAACCGTGAAGTGGAAGCAAGCCAACTCATCTCATGGTTGCAAGTGGTCGGACAGAATCCTTCCAATCAGCCGTATATTGACAACTACGGTCTCCTTGTCCGATTGACCACATCCATGGGACTTGACCCAGTTGGCATTGTTAAATCTCCAGAGCAACTCGCTCAAGAACAGCAGGCACAAGCACAGCAATCAATTGAAGCCATGGCTGCACAGCAGGCTATATCCAGTGTCGGAAGCCTTATGGAATCGTCTGGTGCAGCAGCAGCCGAACAAGCCGTACAGGGTGGACAGGCTCCACCACAAATGTAAGAAAGGTATGAGAAAATGGAAGAGAACAATACAGAACCGCAGAATATGGATAGACCGTCAGAAGCAGACTTGGAACTACAAGCAATAGAAAAGTATGCCAAGTCAAACCCCAACAATCTGCCTCCACAGTTTAATGGAGATGCAGATAAGTTCATTGACAGTTATAAGGAACTTCGCAAGACATTGACCAAATCCCAACAGGAATTGGCAGCATTGAAGAAAGGCACGCCTAATGAACCAAGGGTGGAACCACAAGCCACACAAGTTGGTGAAACTCCCGTCCCGTCAACCTTCATCCCGAAGAACGAACCTACCCCGGAACCATCTCCAAAGGAATGGGAAGAATTGGGGAACGAACTTCGCATCAAAGGCGACTTGACTCCTGAAACCAGAGCCAATCTACTGAAGAAATATAACATTCCTGCATTTGTCATTGACCAGTATATCAATGGGTTGCGTGCTCAGGCAGCGGCTGCGGCACAGGAAGCAGCCAATATGGTGGGTGGAAATGAGAAACTTCGTAAGATGATTCAATGGGCATCCACCAATCTTAGCGATGAAGAAAGAAATGAAATCAATAAGCAACTACAGACACCAGCGTGGAAGACTACCATTCTTGGTCTAAAGACACGCATGGATATGTCTAATCCCGATCCAACCGCAGATGAACCAAAGCGTAATCTACCAAGCACAGTGTCAAATGTTGCGGTTTCAGACATTGAACCATTTGCAAACAAGCAAGACATGATGCTTCATATTCGTGATAGACGCTATGGCAAGGACCAAAAGTATACAGATTATGTACAAGAACGCATTCGTCTCAGTGGAGGCGGAAGAGGAATGCAATGAAACGCAAACTCGTAATGTACTTGGCAATAATCATTTGTTCAATATCGGCAATCTATTACAATCTATTCTCGTCACGAAAGGACAGACATGAACTGGATAAAGCAGAATAAAGCACCGGCAATCCTACTCGGAACAGCCATTGCATTTGGTATTGTTCTATGTGTAGCACAGGGCTGTGATCTACAGAAGATGGTTGACTTTACACCACCTCCTGAAGTAGTCCAAGCAATTGATCTACCAGAAGGCAAACTCACTTTGGCTGAAGCCAATAAGGTTTGGACTGATTGGGAATATTTCGTGAAGTCCAATACCGATGCCCTCAAAGTTGCTGTTGAAGATGCAAACAATCGTTATGTCTTCTTGGCTTCTCTGATGGATATGGGTCTTGGTATGGCATCTCAGGTTGCTCCTGCATTCCCCGGTGGTGCTATTCTTCTATCTGTTCTTACCGGTGCTGCTGGTCTATTCATGAAGAAACCCGGTACAGATAAAGAAATTCGTATGGCTAAAGAAGATTCGTATAATGCCGGTATTGAATTGGGCAAGACATTGACCAAAGAATTACTGGTAGAAAAGCCATCTACCCCCACCACTTGAAAGAACAAATCCGCAAGGAACTCTTTCGCTACCGGACACCCACTGGGTGTCTTCTCTTTCTCTTCGGTCCTCATCCATAGTAATCTGTGGATGTGGACTTAGTGCATAAGTGTGACCCGGAGACCCCTATTGGGACAATCTACGGACAATCCGTGAAGGCACAGTTTGTTCGTCAGATTTCAATAAACCCCAATAAAGGATAATCAACTATGTCAGTTTCTAACACACTAAGGTTCCTTCGCAACACTGCGAACGCAACTCCCACAGTGACCGACATGCTCCTACCGGTGTTCGGTGGAGAAGTCATCACTGCATTTGAAGAAGCAAATCAGTTTCTTCCTCTCGTAAATTACAAGACCATGACTAGCGGTAAGGACATGAAGTTCCCAGCCGTCTGGAAGATTGGTTCAGAGTACCATGAAGCAGGTACTGAACTCCTCGGTATGGATGTTGATACCAAGGAATTCACCATTTCACTGGATGACCGTCCGCTGGTCAGCCACTTTGAAGTGGACGATATTGATGTTTCACTTGCTCACTTTGACATTCGTAGCGAACTCGCTCTTGAATGTGGTCGTGAAATGGCTCGTCAGATGGACCGCAAGGTTGCTTGCCTCCTTCTCAACGCTGCCGCAGCAAGTGCCGATTCAGGCAACGCATTCCCCGGCGGTGGTGATTCACTCAGTACTTGGGAAGCAAATGCCGATTTTACTTCAAACTTTAACAGCGAACAAGACGGTGCTGCTCTCGTTGAAGCAATCGGTGATATCGCTCAGGCAATGGATGAAAAGGATGTTCCTGTTACCGAGCGTGCTTGCGTAGTCAAGGTCTCCCTCTATTACGCCCTCCGTAAGTTGGGTCTTCCTTACTACGACGCTGCTGTTAAGAATGCCTCTGCTGGTGGTATCTGGGGTCGTACCGACCTTGGAACTACTGGTCCGGGAATCAATGCTCAACAGGGTTACAACACTCCTATTGATGTCTTGGGCGTTCCTGTTTATGCTTCTAACCATCTTCCGACTGCTACCATCAGCACCGGTCCTGCCAAGTACCATGTTGCTGACGGTGCTAAAGTTGGTGGCGTAATGTTCCACAAGTCAGCAATTGGTGTTTGCCAACTCGCTGGTATCACTACAGAATCCTTCCGTGATGTTCGTCGTCAAAGCGACTTCATGTTGGCTAAGTTGTTTATGGGTGGCGGAACTCTCCGTCCATACGCTGCTTACCGTATCGGAAGATCCTGATAATAACTTTCACAACTAACTAAAAGGAAATACTACAATGGCAAATACTGCTGTCGCATATACCCCAAATCCGTTGACAACCGTTGCTCAGGCAAACTGGGCAACCATTGACCGTACTGGCAAGACTGTTGCTCGTATTGGTCAACTCTCTGCTGCTGCTGCTAACTCTTTCACCTATGCTCTTCCTGATAACAATCTGGAAGTTCAGCCTGCAATCTATGTGTTGTTTGCTGAAGGAGCAACTGGTGGAGCAGGAACTGCTGTGGCTTTGCTGTGTGTTCGTGGAACAAGCACGCTTGATATCGTGAATTTCAAGCATGTCACTGGTTCCGCAACTACCACTGCAAATGAAATCAGAGTCCAACTTTCTACTGGAACTCTGACCATTGAAAATGCAGGAACGAACGCTCCGTCTCCTGCTGAAGTTCGCAATGTGTACTTGAGCCGTCTGTTCTGATTTGTTATAACCCAACGGGGTTCTAGGATAAATCCTAGAACCCTAATTTTTCGTCGGATAATAAAGGAGACATACATGGGAGCACTAAGTAAACTAGAAGCGGTCAACAGAATGTTGGTTGCAGCCGGTGAATTTCCGGTTTCATCTCTCACGGTTAGTGGTTCCAACGATGTCACCATTGCCGTACAGATTCTGGATGAAACCACCACCATGATACAAGTGGCTGGAACCAATACCAACACTATCTACAAGACACTTACTCCAGATACTGAAGGTAAGATTTATGTGGATGATAATGTCATCCATGTTGATACCGTAGAAGATAGTATTGATAGAAATATTGCAGTTCAAGGAAGAAATCCAACTTATCTTATTGACCTTGACAATGAAGGAACTGATGTCTTTGATGCTGATACTGAACTCAAAGTCAAACTTATTCAGAATCTTTCATTTGAGAATCTTGAAACTGCGGATCAGTTCTATGCAACAGACCTTGCAGCAAGACGATATCAGTTCCTTACGGTTGGAGATAGAGTGAC